CGTATGTATTAGTACCAGAAGTTAAGGTTATTTCCTGAGTATCGATCTCAGTATACGCTTGTCTGCTAGGATCTTTGTTGAAAGCAAACACGTGAACATGATCATTTTCTGCAGGAACGTCATTTAATATAAGGATGCTAAGTCCATTGTCTTGCACTGTATATTCTGCTGTTGACAAGGTTTCACCATTTATCAATACAAGATATTGTTGTGCTAAGTCGTAATTGATACCTAAAGTAAATGTAAATGTTTCACCATCTGTAAAGAACGATTCCTCATGCACGGGCTTTTCACCAGTGTTACCAAAACTGTAAATGTACACTGTTTGACCTACAGTAGGTGCAGTAGCTAATGTTACTGTTCTATTCAAATAATTTTTAGTGAATGATCTAACAGGTGTAGCGTTTAAGTACACAAACACGTTTTCTACATCTTGTGCTTTTGTAGTATTACTAAAAATAAACGTATTAGTTGTGCCATCCCCTTCATAAGATCTAAACACTGTTTCAACGCCATTACCATCCCATTCAAAATCATCACTAGGATCTGTAAAGACTTCCATATCCAATGTGTCAAATACTATACCTGGTATTACTTCTTCTGGCGCATGACTATTGTATTCATCTACAAACTGTCCACCATTTACATCAATATCTTCTGGACGAGTTCCTAATGCTAGGTCCTGGAACGTACTCTTAATAATGCTATCAAGTGCGCTAGCACCACTTAATACTGTAAGTCCGTCAGTATCAATATCAAAATCGTCAAAACCAACATTATCAAATGCCGCTGTGTCCCAGCCTGGTTCTCTGTCAAAGCCAGCGCCAGATACTCTTACACCTTTATAATCAGTTCCGCGCTGTAATAGGTCTAGATCGTCACCAAGCATGCCGGCTGTAGGAGTATAAAATGCAGCAATCCTATCAGCATTACTTGCTAGATTTTCATCTGCATAAACTTCTAATACTATAGTTCCGCTTGAGTTCTCTACACTGAAAGTACTGCCGCTGGTAAACCCACCTGAAACGATGCATTTATACACTTCTTGAGAACCTGTAACTGAGTTATAGTAGGAAATTAAATCATTTTGACTATAAGATGTATTAGCTGCCCAGTTCATAACTGTTGAACTGTAGGTAATTCTATCAAACTTCATGCTAATATCAAATTCACGATTTGTATTATTAGCCATTCTGGCTAGTAGAATACATCCTGTTCCAGCACCAGTTACTGTAATAGTAGGAGTAGTAATATAACCGCTACCAGGATTTGTAATTCTTACTCTAATAATATTATTAGTATTACTAACAGCAACTACAGTCGCTCTTACTCCGCCAGCAAGATCTGGTGCACTAACAGTAACTATCGGATCCTGAATATAACCAGACCCAGCAGCATATATTTCTACGCTTGACAGGAAGTAACTATAATTTTTACTCCAGGGATTATTCAAACCCTGTGTACGGAGTATTTCATCGCCACTGTAATCACCACTGGGCTTTCTAAACAGCATTAGATTTTCATCATAAAATGCATGAACGTCAAAGTCGGTTACGTCTCCGTCAAAATTATCATTACCATCAAATTTAGATACATATTCTCTGATCTTGGTATGGTACGGTTTTACCTCGTTTATATAATCTTCAATAAGGTGATCATTGTCATTCTTAAATGTTGGATACTGTGCAAGGGATCTTAACTTATGCAATACAGTTAAGAAACTTGTTTTAAATACCCAGTCGACCTGGTTAACTGACTCGTGTAGACTATATTCTATTAATCTAAAGAATAACTGATTGAAATAAATTGCTCGATCGTCAATGAATATTTCGTTCTTTAGGGCTTTGAGAATATTTCTAACTTCCTGAACCGGTATTTTGTCAAAGTAATTGAAGTCAAATACATCGTTATCAAATCCAATAAAACTGCCATAGTAGGAACTTGTATAATCATAGATACTAGATTTTAGCTGGATAGTTCCACGCTCTATAATTACTTCACGCCAGGTTCCGTTACTCTGGTAAACAAAGAAACTAAAATTGCCATCATCGTTTGTAGTTACTTTAGCTAACTCACCTACAGTTGCATTTAAAGTTAATAGACCAGCTTCGTTACTAACCTGATAATTGGGAATAGTTAACTCATTGTACCCGTCAGCATACCAGGTTGCATACTCCCAGAATTTTGTAGTATCGTAACTCTGTACCTTAGTAAGGAACCAGGTTTTGTCTGCCTGTAAGGTGTAAATTGTCCACAAATCGTCAAGTGTCTCATCATTGTCTACTAGCACCCTGTAGCCAGTTGATAAAGTAATAGTATTTAGATAATCTCTCTCTACTATGCTTGCTACTTTTGTATTCCATTCTCCACTTACTATTGTAGGTTGCAATTCGCTACTAAACAACGAAGTCAACGTACTCTGCCTAATTACTGGGTAACTCTTAAATATTTTGTTTGTATAATCAACTAATACCTTTAGAGCCTGCTGCCTGTTAACAAACATTGTTTGTCTAGGTCTTAATCCTATACCATATTTTTCAGCATCGCTCAGGGTAGGGTCAGGAACAACACCGCCTAGGCTATCTTGTCCTGCTAAACTGTCTACTAGTTTGTTATAGATTCTTGCAGGTAGTTGCTGCGCAGGGTTATTTTCCTGAACCAGGTCCCATTCACTGTGTAGTATTCCGTCATTGTTAACAACATCGTAGTTCACAGCTAGTACTAGATCATCACTTTTTAGATCATTTTTAATATTGGTGATTGATAGTGCATTTTGAGCAAGCACTTGGATAAATTTTAAGCCTGCGCTTTTTGGATCTTCAATTAATTGAGCGACGCTACTTGTACTAATATTTCTAAACGCGACTTCAGGAACCTCTGTGCTATTTTTTACCCAGAAGTAGTATTTTGTGACTGTGGTTCCTGCGGCAGGATCAAACTGCACAGTTGTTGCAAAGTTTGAATCATCAGGGTGCTTTACTTCTCCTGATCCTGTATATTCACTAGGCAATACTGCGCTTTCTACCCATTCATAAATGTCAATGCTACTGCCTGGGAAAAATCTTCCCCAATAGGTTGTTCTATAGTCTAAATCACCTTGCTCATAATCCAACACAGCACAAGCTGACAAATCCCACCAAACTTTACCTACTCGCTCATCGTTCCATGCTGCACCTGGCATTTGGGTTCCTGTATTACTCACTGTATAGACAGCAGGGTCATAACCTAATACATAGTCTATCTCAGCTTGCGCAGGTCCTGCTATTTTTTGTTTGTAAGGGTCTATATAATCAATAACACTGACTACAGATCGAGAAACGTTGTCGTATATAGACACTCTGTTTACCCTATCAACGTCGACCTTGGAATTTTCTGATCTATATGGCTGCCATGCGCTTGCTCTTGAGAAATTATTAAACTGATACCAACCACCAGCATTCTGAGCATAGGCATCATCTAGTGGGGCGCCTACTAAGAGTTTGTCATCGTTAAAAGCTAATGCAGCACCAAACTGATCCAAATAACTGATGTCATTACTAACTAGTTGCTGAACATAAATTAACTTTTGTGTATTAGATACAGTTTCTGGTGACACTGCATCCAAGGTTTCATATATATAGACAGCACCGCTCTGAGTAATCACATCAACAAACTTAGTACTGTTGTTATCAAATGTTGTTAGGTATTCACCATAAGTTTCACTAGTTGTGACTGTGTCAATGTCAAATCTTGTTTTAGCCAGTGAACTTGCTCTATCACTGGATACGGCAAGATTTTGTTTTACAGTTCCATCCACACTTACATACTTGTCAAATGCTACATGCTGACCATAGTTCTCATTTTCTTTTAGAAGAGGATGATTCAACTGCTGTGTCATTACATAAGGGTTGAACTTAATACCATCCTTGAATGATGTTCCAGTGCCGGGTCTAATTTTAAGTTTTTTGTTCTTGTTAATACTTGTGCTAGTTACAACAATCGTGTCACTATCTGTACCGACTGCTGGTGTAATTAGACTTATGCTAGCATTATTAATATCAGTAATTAGATTAGCAACTGTGCTGCCAGTACTGGATACAGTTACTAGCCAATCATTAATATAGAAAGTGTCACCGCTAGTATAACTTATTCCAGTGTCACTGTTGCTAGTTACACTTCCGTAGCGCAACCCAGCATCAGTAAACACATAAACACTGCCAGTGTTAGGATTAAGCTCATCTTCCCCCGGAACGCCTACAGCAATCATAGCGCCGGTTGGGTCTACTGATACACTAGTACCAAATAGCTCGCCATCTGTTGGCTCCTCACTGTTCATGTTCTGATCTAGTTTTTGTACTTCAGCAAAGTTACCAGTAAACACTTTTATAGTATCAGTGCTCTGTGGCTCATATCTAAAGCTGATAGTGTTTGAAGATCTAGTATAACGATTTTCACTACTGTCACTATCAAACCCACCAAAAGCGCCATCTGCAAGCGTCTGTTCAACACCATTTACTTCAATATACTCGACAGAACTTATTGTTTCATCGGTTGTAAAGTCCACAGTAGAACCATCGCCGGCAAAGTTTTGTAAAATGTTACTGAACACATAAACCTCACCAGCATCACTAATAAGTGTACTATCAGCATTAGCCACATCAGCGTATGGAGCACCAACAACAACTGTTCCGCCGTCTGTGCTGCAATCAATGCTATAACCAAACTGATCACCAGCCATTGTATCACTGCCTATGATAGTATCAATTAATTCAAAGTGGGTTTCTTCTCTAATAACAACATTAAGTCCAACAGCAGGCGCAATGGTAAATGTAATATCTGACCCGGACAAAGTAAAGTCTTTATAGGGAAGATATACCTTTCCATTGCCGTCCTCTACATACAAACTAATACCTGTAACTGGTGTAAATCCTAATGCATATGTTACTGAAGACCCGTCAGCCGTAAGTGTTACGAGTTCGTTATCTTTGGTGAGTCTGTCTTTTCTAGCATACACATATACACTATTAGCACCAGGAGCACCAACGAACATATATCTGTCATTTTGTGACATACACATACTAAAACCAAAATTATCACTAACACTAGCACCGTTCAAATAAATTGGTTGGCGCAAATTAAAGTTGCCAGCACCATCGCGTTCATAAACAAATACAGCGCCTCTGTTACTATTTGTATCAGGAGCACCAACAGCGTACCAGTTGTTACCTCCAGCGACACTAGCGCCAAATCTTGCGACTGATGCACCAATGTCGTTAACTGTTAGAGTGACAGTTTCCTCTAGTACTCTGCTTGGATTCAATACATAAGGAACTACGTTACCAACTGATCCGGCGTCGGGGATACCAACTAGAGCACTTAAACTGTTTTTACCAATAACTATGCTTGTTCCTAAATGTCCATCACCTTCTGTAGATGTGGTTGTTTGAATAGTTGCAGTACTCCAGGGCTCTGCTTTTTTCAGTGCTGACCATTTACCCAAATTGTTTGTATCAACCCAGGCTATCTCATTTTTATTCCAACCGTAGGGAGGTGTAAAATTAGAAAGATCTGTAATTTGTTCAAAGCGTACTGATTCCAATTTCCACAATGTAACTGAAAGATTGTCTATGGCTTCGTCAATTTCAATGTCCTGTTCTACAGTTAAAGTATTGTTTGTTGTTGAAGCTAGTTTAAAAAATCCTCCAAATGGCGGATCTAGTCTTACAACAACTTTGTCATTTTTCACAAGTCCATGGTTAGAATCTGTGGTAAATGTCAACAATCCATTTGTAGAAGATTGAATGCCTGTGATATTTGTAGTAACTTCAGTAACTCTTAATATATCCCAACTGTTGTTGTCAGACTTTGCTACCCAAATCTTTGACCCTCTGCCAATCTGACTTAAATTACTATTAAGAGAACTTATATTGTTGATATCAAACAATGTTAGATCTATATCATCAATGCGTGGATAACCAGCATTGCTAATATCATCTTTATTTGAGCCTGAGCGTAAACTGAATAAGTTTTTAGTATAATTGTTAGGAACTTTATAAAGGTCTACCTGCTTAAATCCCAAGTAGTCAGGATTACTTACAGTATCTCCTGAGTCTAAAAATTCTATCACAACTGGATTGTTTTGTGATTGTGCTTCTGGCAAAATTACTTCAACTACTTGGTTACTATCAATGCTGCCATATTCACCAACTCTGAACGCCCATTCTTCAAAGAAATCTACCTCTTGATCTAGGTTTGTTAGATCTGCCTTTGTTAATTTGTTGATAACTTCAGGTGTGCCCTTGCCTTTAATCATGCCCTGATAGAACTTAACCTGGCTTACATCATCCAAACCTATGTTCTCTAAATAATCTCTACTACGGAAACCTATTGTTCCTTTAGCAGCATGATCAGTACTAGTTTCCAAATTAACATTATCAATATCAAAGAAGTCAGTAAATCTCTGTGCCTTATTACTAATATTTGGCACTAGGCCTGTTCTTTGATTTGGACTTAGTATCCAATTGTTATAATCAAATACAAGTGTACCACCATGATCTTTGGCAGCAACATAAATTTTGTTATTGAAACTTACGTAATCTGCTCGTTTATAATCTTTGTCCTGCTGCCATAAATCGTATTCACTATCATTGATAAAATAACCAGGAGCATGGATAGTACCATTCCAACTACCTGCCTTAGTACCAACAATTTTCATGCGCTCCTGTCTATTGCCCAATTCTGGTTGATAGATAATATCGTTGAAAATTGTAGAGTTATTAAACACTATAACATGTTCATACTGAATAGGATCTAGTACAGCACTATACAAATATGTTTTGTCTGGATTGATAGTAATTGTTGTATTATTATCAATACGACGAACATTATAATCCACCTTCTTAATAGGCTGGTTGTTAGCATCACGCAATGTTATACGTCTACTAAAATCATCAGTAGTTGTAAACTCTCGTTCAACTTCTAAAATATCATAGCAAGGACTTGCGCTGAATACGCTGTCATTTGGCCAAATTTGTTGTGTCCAAAAAACAAACTCTTGAGCAGTTAGGGTAAAATCCTTAACTTCTCCATTAACAGTACTATTAAATACCAAACCTTTAGATTCCAGATACCTTTGGTAACTAACAAACAAATCACATACTTGCTGCACACTTGTGAGTGTGACTCCATATGGAATATCTGCTGTATAATTTTCAAAATCATTGAATACAAATATGTTTGTATTGCCAACTGTCTTTATAATTCTATTTGTAGAATTCACACTAGGAATAATTCTAAAATAGGGATTGTCTATGTCGTAGCCGGTAATCTGATAACCGTCTGATCTTTTAATAACTTGTATACCACTATAAGTTACTTTGTCAACAGGAGTGCTTTTTAAAGTAATTAAACTATAATCGTCGTCTGGTATGAAAACAGTTTGGTTGCTACTATTAGGGGTAGCACTCTCAGCTACAACTTTTAGGAAATTTTTATCACTAAAGCCAGCAAGTTTGTAGGCAAGGTTTAATCCAAGGTTTCTAATCCTAGTGTTATAATCTGTAGGATTTAGATCCATATATTTGAGGTAATTGTACAAGAACTGGTTTGCACCTTCAACGCGATTTATATTACCATTATCTGTAACACCATGCATGTGGAAATCACTAATTACAGGCCTATAACTCTTGCCTGTTTTAAGTAACTGATTAAACTCTGTGTTTAGTTGTATTAAGTTTGTATCATATAGCAAACCAAAATATTTTGCAGGTTGTTTTAGCATTGCAATTAATTGCATTGCGAATGGATATTCACTACTACGAACCCAAGCAGTTTCTACTGGGCTCTCATCTCCAAAGGCCCATGGATCATTAGTGTTAGAACTTACAGCGTCTATTGTTAAGAAATCCGATGGTGCTCGTAGTACGCCCTGTTGGTCAACTGGCACAACACTTGTAAGGCCAGGACGCTTATAATTTTTTTGTATTGAAAAATCTTCATTGATTATACCATTGTACAATTTACCTGCTTCTAGATCTTCCCAGAGTACTGTATTACCAGCAGTATAAGGAGCCTCGCCATACCTATCATCCCACCAGGTAGGTTTTTGTGTTTGACCTAACATTTCCCAGGGTGTTAGATGTGGCGTATCAGTATCATAAAGCCAGCGATAGATAGCACGCCAGCTGCCAGGCAATTTTGTATTAGTTAATTTTTCAACACTGTTTTTATAATTCCAGCTAAATTTATTTTCTTCTGTAAAGGTACTATTTTTGTAACTATCCAAGCGGTTTTTTTGTGCCCAGGATCCAAACAACCCACGAATAATACTTAACTGTTCGTTTCTATCAGCCAGTGTGGATCTAAAGTATCCAGGCAGTAGATCGCTAAAATCAAATAGATCTTTTCTATACTGAGTTTTAATATTATTATAGATACGCTTTTCTAGTTCTAGAATAATATCATCTCTTAAATCGTTATAGGCGGCCCATTTACTACCGTCATGTCCTTGTATGATATTAAGTGTAGTACTGTAGGTATTATCAGCGTAAACTCTAGGAGTATATTTTGGCCATAGTCCTAGTTTTGTTGGCGTTGGTGGTACGAAACTACCGTCTGTGTTGGTGTACTCTACCATCTCAATAACATCACCAACTTGTAATACTACATTGTTAGTAAAAGTAACTTTTGGTTCATCTGTATCAAAAGAATAGTCCACGCCTTCAGTTAACAGTAGTACACTTTGTCCTCTTACTCTATAAACAAGTAATCCACGAGTGCTTATTGAAGTTAAATCGAACTGGTTGTTAAATTCAAATGTTCTTTCTGTAGCGTCGTCAATAGTATAATACACAGTTGTTTTTTGACTGCCCCAGGGAAGCATGTCACTATAATAAAACGCAAATTCTTCGTTTTTACTACCTACCATAAACTCAAGTATCTGATCAACACATCCACGAATATTTCTAAGATCTAAATCAAGTTTATTCATGTTATCAATAAACTTGTTTTTAAATCTTGAGTATTCCTCCATACTAAATCTTAAAGCATTAACTATACTAGCATCAGTATTTGTAAAGAGATATAATGGTAAAATAGATCCCGCACTGTGCTGTAGAATCTTGCCAGGATATTGTTTTACTGGCAAATCTCGTGTGTTATTGCTACCCAGGGCAACTCCTGTAAATTCTTTAATTGTCCTAGTAGACTCTACTAGATGGTTTCTAATTTGTCCCAGTGTAAGGTTTTCAAAGTCACCATTATTTGCATTGTTTTCTAAGTTTTTAGGAACTTCATAATAACCTAATAGGTTTTTATAAGTGCTATAAACCTTAATAGTAATATTATCATTTGGTGCAAGAGCAGAATTAAATGTAATATACCATCTGTTGTTTGTTTCTACAACACTATATTTCTGCTTGTACTGGAAAGTGCCATTCACGTAAACTAACAAACTTTCGTCTGATCTATCTTCTGGCTCGCTGCCAATCTCAAAACTATATAATTCATCGGTTACAGTATATTCAACAATCTGGAACTGTCTACTTTCACTGGCAATTTTCGTCCATCCATTCAGCAGTGTCTTTACTGTGCCTGTTCTGTCATACTGATGTACATGGCCGCTTTTAACAATAACATTTACTTGACCAGTTCCTGTTTTTGTATAAGCAAACGAATCTGAAATAAAATTATTGTCAAATACAATATCACCTACGTTGTTAAAGTTTTTATAGCTAAGGCCAAAATTAAGAATACTATCATTTACACCATTAAGATTTCTCTTATAGCTAAAGAGTTTAGTGCCAGCAAAGTTAGTGCTAGGATATGAGGTTACAGTGCTAAAACTATTATGAGCACCATCAAACACATCAAACAATGGTTCTTGATTTAACTTAGTTTTTTGTTGAGCTAGTCCCCATGCACTATTTTTGTAATAGTAAACAACACCCTGATTGCTTGCTCCTAAGGAACTAAGCACATTTGTATTTTCAGGCACTGTGTCAATTTGTACTAGATTGATAATTTTAGCAGTGTTAACGTTGCTGTCCTCATCAATAAAATCTACACGATAAACTTTATTTCTTACATGTGGATCTGTATCACTAGCAAAAATAACTGTCATGTCAGGTGTAAGAGCAATGCCGTCAGCAAAATATCCAGTAGTTCCATTTACATTGCTAAGTGCATCGTCTTGTTCAGTATCAATAATACTAACTGGTGCCTTACTAGTAATTCCCATATTATAGAGATGCAAATTAGGTATAAATTCTATAATTGGTCGCTTTGCTCGAGCTGCGTCATCTATGTCAGTGATAAAATTATTATAACCTGCTGTAGCTTCAATTACCTGCCTGTGGAACCATCTATTACCCCTGGCCCATGCGTTATTGTCAATTGAACTGCGGTTACTGACAATATAATCTTGATCAGTAGGACTATTAGTTGCTCCATCATAGGGCTGGGCATCAAAAAGTTTAGTATCATAACCTTCGCCTAGGTTATTTGTATATGATTCTGGTGTAAGTAGACTGGTTGTAGCAATTAGTGAAATGCCCCCGGGCTGGCCGACACCTTCTACATAGTACGTATTGTTCTGATATGCAGCTGGTGTACAACTAGTATCAAATTCTATTTTAAGACCGTTAGTGAAAGTTACACCATTAGGACTTATATATTGCTGTTTTCCAATAATATCATTGTCTACATTAATCTGAACACTGGCACCAATATCTACTAGAATGATTCTACCAAATCTATTAGCATCTAGTCCATCCTGGTAGTATAACTCATTTGTTAAACTGCTAATCGGCGGAATAAGTTCTAATTTTTGATCAGTATTTTTCCAAAGCTCACGATTGCCGTAAATTTTTCCCTGCTTAATTCTTACCTTTTGTCCCTGAGGGATAGCAAGTGTTCTTAGCAGAGTAATCGTAGGCGTACCGCCAATATCTGTTATTGTGATAGTATATACATCATATCTTTCACTTAACGGAATTCGTGTTGTGGTATCAAAACTTGTGTTATCTGCATCATATCCGTAACCATCAAAAGGAGAACCAGCGTCCCAGAGATTTTCATTTTCACTGTCGTTTAAAAATACTAGAGTTTTACCATCTAATTCTGTGAAATTATCAATACCAGGATTATTATCCAGGAAGGCACTCAGTACCTGATTGTGTACTTGATTGTAAGATAGTGTTGAACAAAGATCAACGTTAGCGGCCAGTGACATTTCAGTGTAGAATGTCTGGTCGTCAGCCTGGGGAACATTAAACGTAATTGTGCCCACATCTTCACCATTGTTGCTGACACCCAAAACTTCTCTTGTGCTTAAATTTTGCTGTGCAGCACTAATACCAGTTAATCCTACCTCTGTTTGAATCCAGAAAGGAATACCAGGCTGGTTGAGTGTAAAAGTATAATTTCCACCTCTAGCCAAATATATCGTCTCATTGCTTTGAGCAGTACTTTGGTTAAATCTATATACTGGGTTACCAGTAACTATCTCAACAGTTTCCTGATCCCAGCCATATTCGTCACTATCAAACCCAACTTCTTCAAATCCGACCTGTCTATAAGTTGTACCTTCACGATATACAACATAATCTTCTGAGGTATCAACCTGAGATCCAAACACATTTACACTGTCTGGTCCATTGGGCAACCAAAAATATTCACCATAATTAATAAGCTTGTCTAGATCAACGAAGCTACTCCAGTTGTAAAATTCTTGATTGAATAGCTTGTCTATATTGTCAGTCTGACCATTATTATACTTTACACTGTTTAAAAAGTCTACAAACGTACTGACAGTTTCTACATTGCCTGATAAATTTGTATAGGTAACTGCTGGTTCCAGCTGATAGTTTTGTCGTAACTTATTAATTTCACGAACATAACTGTCTTTAATTTGGAAGTTTGGAGAAAATCTTCTACCAATAAAATTATTAATTCTAACGTCATCTTTTTCGCTGATAAGCTGATCAACGCTAGCATTTAAGAACTTGTTATTAGCACTTGTTCTAAAAACTTCGGGTAATAAACCAACACTCTTACGTAATGCCATTAGTAATCATATCCCGATAATGTAGTAGTACCACGTGTAATACTATTTGTTACTGTATTTACTGTAGTTGAAGAACCGGTTGCCGACGCACTAACGCTTTCTGTGACCAGCGTATTTGTTGTTTGATTGACAACAGTGCCACTGGCTCTAAGTGTTGTTGCTGTAATAACATCAATGATCTCAATATCATTAACAGTTGCACTGCTAATAAAGATTTCATCTCGCTGACTTTGTATTTGGTATAAACTACCAAATGAACTTGATCCGCTCTTGGGAACAATGATCACGCTAAGAATATCCGGTGCTAAAACTGTATGTAGGTAACTGTCTAGTTCGCTAAAGTAGAATGTATCACCAAAATCCCAGTTAGCAATGTTAAAGTATTCATTAATAGCATTTACTACTCTAGCTTTAATCTCATTGTCTGTGACTAGGGTGCTTGTGTTTTTAACAATCTTAAATGTTGCTTGTAAATTAGCATCTGCCTTGTCACCAAACAGTGGTCTATAGTTTACGCTATGGAAAATAATAGCATCACTTACACTCTTATAACTTTCCAAACTGCCAAAACTATCACGTAATTCTGTAGTACTGGGTCTTGCAGGTTTAGATACTTTACCACTAACGTCAGTTATCCAGTTACGGAAATCAGTATCATACTGTGTTGTTAGCAGGAATAGGTCTATAATATTACTTGGGCTTGGATCAATACGTCTGTTATTTGGAGCATTGTGGGTATACTGGAACAACAGATTACTTCTACCTATTTCCGTTGTATAGTCTGTAGTTTCTGTAACTATTTTTGTGCCACTGGTATTGATTGACAATACCCAAAACTGTTTAGAGCTACTAGTATAAAAAAGTTGCCCACTTTCATAAGCAGCAAGACTTGTACGTAGTTCTGCTACAGTAGAATAGTTTGTATCAATGCTTCCGTCTACAATTGGTTGATATCTAATAAACCCACTGTTATCCAAATAGCTTTTATAAAAAACAACTTTTGTAGCACTGTTTACTGTAGGAGCAACAATTATGTCAAAAACTTCAGGATCGTCTACTACACCATCTTTATCAGTGTCTGGGAAAGTAACTTTAACTTTTTCTGTAAGAGTATAACCATCTGTCTCAACTACACTATCGTCTACATTAAGTACATAATTTATTCCTAGATTGCTGCTGCTATCTGGTAACGTATTGCTTTTGAGAATGTTAATTCTATCCTGAACTGTTTTGCCAGTTACTGGGTCAAAAATAGTTAGATCAGGATCAAAATAAAATCTTGTTTCCAGGACACTTTCAAAGTAGTAAGCTGTACTTCTATAGCTAACTGTATAGGTAGCACCATCATTTGTAAATTTCCAGAACCAACTGTTGTCCCGTCCTGAACTAGAAGTATCACCAGCATTATCAAGACTAAAAGTATTTCTCTGATCTAGATCTAAAGCAGTAATTAACACCCATTGCTGCGTATCTCTATCGTATCTGATACCAAATGTTTTGTACTGAGTAATAGCAGTAATTAAACTAGATCTAAAATCGCTCAAAAATACATTATTCCAGGGTGCTATTACTCTGTCTAATATCGCGCCTGAGGGTATAACTTCGCTAAGAGTAACTGGGCCAGTACCATCATCTAAATTGCCCTCGCCCTGGTTGGTACCGTCAGTAACAACCTGTGTTACGCTTGCCCACAAATAGTTTTTTGTGTTTTGTAAACCCAAACTGCTTAAAACAAGAGCGTTGTTGTTACCAAATACATAACCAGCTGGCGGTAGAAATTTAATTAAACTGCCAATCTTAACATATTTCATATTACTGCTAGTGTAAGTACCAATAGTTTGTGGAGCATTAGAAATATTTTTGAAATATCCATTACAACTTCCTGTACCCTGTATAGTTCTATTCCAGGTTACTGATAGATCAGAAACATCTATACTGCTGTAATTTTTATAATAAAAGTGAAGGCTTTCATTATTTTGATTTACTGGTTCAATCTGTCTGCTAATAACGTTTGCAATATCACTAGTAGTTGTAAATGTAAAATTAAATGTTTTAATGGGCTCTTCTCTATATAGAACACCATCTTCAGCTACAATGTTAGTACTGCTATATTTTCCGGTTGTGTCTCTAACATCCAGGTAACGGCTAATACCGCTAACTGTTCTGTTGACAGCCTTGGACTTAACAATGTTATTATAAGTTGTAAATGGGAAAATCTGATAATCTTCACCGGTTACCATACGATCCTGTGTATAGTATTGCTGTGGTGCTTTTACTTTAATTTCTGCAAGACTCTGCCTAGCAGTGCCATTGCTTACTGTCTGCTGAAGACTCAGTCTAAGTGTAATAGTTTCCAGCTGTCTTGTATGACTAACATAAGGCACTGCAATTTCAATGTCCTGCATATCTGCAGGTGCGATTTTGTAAGTTAAGCCAACGCCAGTACGGAAATAAACTCTGTAATCACCCACTGGACTATCAGCAAAAATATCATCACCAAAAACTAGCTCAATCTGGTCATTTTCTCTGCCATTAACACTAAAGAGTGTTTTTACTTCCTTGCTCAAACTATTGTAAATGACATTAGTGCCGCTAATTGCAGGCAGCTTGGTCCACTGTTCGGTTTCTCTACCATTTGTGTCTAACTTGTAGAGCCACACATCATTGTTATCAATGTTTGCTACATCTACTTGTACTACGCGATTGGGTAGTTTTTCACTGATTGCAAAATCAACCGTTTGTAATGATCCTTGTTTGAAGTATACAAAGAATCCATTATTAACACTATTGTATCCTAAACCGTCGCGTCTGTAGATCAAACTCGTTGTAGAGCTGGGTTGGGGTGCTCGTTCATACAAGTAGCTTCTACCACTGTATGTTCCGGTTACTATCTCAAAACTAAAATCTCTGCCACCAACCGAGGAACTGAACTGATAAACAGGGACCGTATTTGGTGTGATGTTAACATTATATTCTTCAGTTGTAGTCCCGCCGATGACTGTTCTTAGTGCAGGGTTACCATAACGCTGCTCGCTAACTAGCGCCGCATTAACAATTGTTGTAAACTGTTCTAGGAAGTCTGGATTGTTTACGTCACCCCAAAAAATCTCTGTATCTTGTAGGTTATTTCCGTTACTATCAAACACTGGTTCAGTAGTAGATACGCTAGTAACTTTAAGTAATCCACGAGCAATCTGGTTGCGTTTGGGATGATAGTTAAGCATCTTAGCGAGGCGGAGAATACTGTCTCTACGCTCTGCTGTCTCAAGGAAATTTTCTCTAGCATTTAAATCAGTTCGGAAACTTAAACTCTGACCAAGATATGCTATAAGGTCAATGAGAGCAACATACTCACTACTTTCAATAAAATCGTTAAAATCTTCAGGATAGAAAGTCTGAAGGTATTCAATCATACTTCTGCGAATTGTCTGGAAATCATAGCTCTGGAAGTCTATGTCTCTAAAGGTTTCGTATACCTTTGTCCAGTTTTCAGCAGCAAATAGATTGGATTCGCGAATAGTATTAGCCATTATATAACCCTTGTTTCAGTTATTTATTTAGGTTATAAACTGGTAGTTTTATAAAGCTAGTATTATTCAGTTTCTAGAACTGTTCCGTCTTGCCTATTAAATGCTATTCTTAAGCGTTCAGCAAGGTTTGCTGATATGAACAATAAGCTCATTTCGACCATAATACCGTTTTCAAATTCGTCAACTAAAATATTTTGAGGTCTAACTCTGGGATCACTATCAATTACAGCATTTACTTCATCTAATATTAGATTTTTAACCTCTGGAGTAAGAGGTTCCATAACAAGATCTACGATACTGCTACCGAACTCAGGGTTCAACAGCTTTTCACCTTTACGTATAGCAAAATGATTTAACAAGTCACGTTTGACTAATTCAACATCAGTCAATCTTGTTGGTCCTAACTCATCACCTATAGTTGTATATCCAATATATTTCGCCATATC